CATCTACCCACCACATATCAATTTCCACATCAAATCCAGCATTTATTGTTTCATCAATATACTTTGGGTGATTTTCGTTGTTGGGCATTCTACCCATTAGGTTTCCTCTATGAGATATTAGTATCATAATGTTTATCGTTTTTAGTTGCTGGGTCTTTAATTACCAATAAAATTGTATCTTCTAAATAAGTAACATAACTCTTATCACCTCTTTCATATACAAATATATCACCACTAACCAATTCGTTTTCATCTACAACTGCTTTACCTGATAAAACTATATTGTATTCCGTATGGTTTAAGTGGTAGTGCCCATCTCCACTTTCGCCTGATTTTAGAAACAAAACACCAACATCATTAGTTTGCGTTTCAAACAAAGATGGTTGGAAATTTCCAACCAACCAACCTCGCTTAAAATTTTTTATATTATCAATTTTCATTTAATCTCTGAACTCTATTTATATGTCTACCACCATCAAATGTATTGTGTTGTATTTTATCAATGCACTTTTCCATTAAATCTTTATCTATATTCTTTTCTGAAAATGCGAATACATTGGAACACCCGTGTCTAACTGCCATCTCTGCTGTCCACTCATCTGAAATTAAAGATGAACGAATACCTTTTTGTTTATTAGCTGCCATATTCACACCCTGCCCACTTCTACAAAATACAAATCCAAAATCACAATATTTGTCTTGAATAAATTGAGCAACTGATTTTACATAATCATTGTAATCACAATCTTTCTTTACATAAGTTCCAAAATCAATATACTTTAATCCCTTTTCATCCAATATTTGTTTTGTTATTTCTTTCAATTCAAAACCAGAATGGTCTGAACAAAGTGCTATTGGTTTTTCACCAAATTTTTTGTTGACGTGATTTTTGAAAAAGTTTAGTTCAGTTGGTGTACCCATTAGATACATCTTTTCAACTTGTTTAGTTCTAACCTTTAACCCATCTTTAATCATTAGGTTATACAAAGGACAGACATAGAACTCATTATTAGTTCGTAAGTTTTTATCAACCATTTCCTCTGCATACTTTACAAATGTACTACCCTCTTTGAAATAGTAAATGCCAACTGCTGCGTTTTCACTTATCACTTCCTTTTCAGCCGTTCTTAATACCAATCCATTATCATCTAACTCCGCGTATGAGTATGCTGGATTGTTTGCCTTAAATGTTAAAATAAATCCATCAGATTCTTTATCAACATCATTTATACTAAATTTGTTTTGAAAATGAACATCTAATGTGTAGATAACCAATTCTTGTTCGTTATTGATAAAATCTTTTGCTAATAAACAAGATGCAACCGTACCACTTGTTATTTTATCCGTTTCAACTATTTTAATATCCTCACCAAATTTGTTTCTTAAAATAGTATCCATACCAAAATTATAAATGTGCTCTTTACGAACAACGAATACAATATCGTATTCATCTTTATTGATTGATAAAAATGACCAATCAATAATGTGTTTATCATCCACCATAATAAGTGGTTTTGGCATGTGGAAACCATCATCCACAAATCTTTGTCCTTTTCCTGCAATGGGTACTAATAGTATTGGTTTCATACTTTATCTTTCAAAAAACTAATTGTTTTGTTATGTGCTACTTTAATTGATAATTCTATATCATTTAGTTGTAACATAGAATTTATAAATACCGATGCAAAGTAATCACCCGCACCTAATACATTTACTCCATCTATTGTTTTGTGGTTTGTTATTATTGTAGTACCATCCTTTTTGTAAATTGTACTACCTGAATTACTATGTAATATAACACAACCTTTTATTTTATCCAATAGAATATCTAAATCAATAATATCTTCATCTGAAATGAATAGATAATCTATATAAGTAAGTATATCCAAATCAAATTTTCCCTTGCCGGCAACATCCGCTGATATGATTGAATTTTGTATAGATTTTAGAAACTCTAAATCTTTAATATGATTTAGATATAGAATATGACTCCACTTTGCTTCTACTACTTTTGGTTGATTTACTTTTAGATATAAATTAGGTTTGGATACGCGCGTATTATTATCCGTATCCACATAGATTAGTGCAGTACCAATTGTTGTTGGTTCAATATGTATTGTTAATTTTTGGTTTAGTTTAACTAACGCATCCCACACATTTCCAATTGAACCTATGGATGTAGTTTGCTCAAACCCATTAAAGATTATATCTTTGGTAAGATTACCATATAATGCTACATCTACCATATTAAAACACTTCTTTTTTATCTAATTCGTTTATTTTCCCCATTATTTCATCAAATTCTACAATTTCAACCATTTTATGTTGTTCGCAAAACTCAAATAATGATAAAATTACATTATCTCCACCATTTTTTGGTAAAGTTATACATTCATCTTTAACCATCAAAGGAGCATCTTTTGTAGAAAAGGCATATCCAACTTTACGCATTATACCCAAATCAAACAAATCATCACCTACATAAAGCATATCATCGGCAGTACAATTGTATATCTTTTCAAATTCTGGTATAAAATCTGCCTTTTCTTTACCTCTACTTAAATAAGTTGGAATATTTCGGTTTTTACCAATTTCTTCGTTTATGTTAGCATCTCCTGTTAGGAATATAACTGGAATACCCAATGCTTTGAATCGTTTTATAGATGTCCAATCTTTATCTGCAAATGTTTTAGCAAATGGCATACCATTTATACCATAGTATTTTTTACCATCAGTCATTACACCATCAACATCTAATATAATTAATTTTATCATATGGGTTTTATGGATTACGATAAGATTTTTAGCAAAATTTGATTTTATATCATTGTTTTCCACTATTTTTTTAAGATTTTCAAACTCATCATTGAATAAAGCACTACCACCACCTTGTTCAATATCTTCTATAATATAATACCCACCTACCTTAACTCTACTAAACAAATTGGTTATTGTATCTTTTTGTGCTTCCCATTTGTGCCAACCATCATCAATTATAATATCAAATTCCATATCTTTTAAGGTAGTATCACATTGTTCTTTATTTGTAGAATCAAATAAAAATGTTTGGATTCTATCCTCTGTAAATTGTGTATCCTCTTGAATATCTCCGCCATATATAAGTGCATTAGGGAAATATGTTTTCCAAACACGCAAAGAAGCACCTGGTTTGTAATTTTGGATTTTAGTATTTGACATAGAACTTTGAGCACCAGATATTATTGTCCCAATTCCTATTTCTAATAGGTTTAAATTTTTATCTCTAATAGATTCAAACAATTCAATATAAGTAGGAGTGTATCCACTTAAATTCTTATCACTACCAAACTCATCAATTAATTCGTTTAATGTTTTCATAACTAAAATAAATTGTAGTAATCTTTTAATTTTAAATCGTTTTGTTTGATTGGATTTAGTGTTGGTGTTAAATCTGCATTCTCCAATGTACCAGAAACTTCACCAAATAATTAATGGGTTTTGTAGGGTTATACTTCAAATAAATTTTTATATAGTTCAAATAGATTAAATATATTTGTTTTTTCTTTTACATTTCGCATACATTCTAACCCATATTTATATTCATCTTTATTTGGTATTTCTATTTTAGAGTGATAAAATTCAATAAATGCCTCATCACTATCATCTAATAAAAAATAAGGATAATCGCGAGGTAATAAATCATCTAATGATTTATCAGTATTGGTTATGATGTTTCTATTTAATGCAGCAGCTGATGCAGTTTTTGTGCAAGGTTTATACCAATAATCTGTACTTGTGTTTTTTCTTAATCCAAAATAAAAATTATTTTTTACACATTCTAAATTTACATTTTTTATTTGGCTAAAATTAAAAACCATGTCTGCACTAATAGGTACTACATCAAATAAATCAGTAAAAGTTGAGTGTAATGCTATACCGCCGGGGTCAGTATAAGGGAATGAAATTTTCTTTTGTGAAAAATCGTTAGCAGGTACATTTATAAAATTTAATCTAAAATCATAGTGGTGTGGGATATAATATCCAAAATTACCATATAAATCCGCAATATATTTTTGTCTAAATATTATTTTATCTACACTACATTCTTTTAAATAATAATCAAGTCTTTCACTTTGATTACCATGCCCCAAATGTGCAAGTAGGTCTACTATATCTAAATAAATTAAATTATTATTATTATGTAGTATATCTGATTCATCTTTGTGTATTTCTTTACAAAAAACCACAATTGAATCTTTAATGGTATTCAAATCTATATTAGGTAATAGTTGTGTTTCAACATTTAAACCATACATTTCTAACATTATTTTGGGTTGGGTTAGAACAAAATATTCTCCCATTTCCCTTACTTGTCTATATAAAAATACAATTTTTTTCATATTAAAATAGATTGTAATAATCTTTTAATTTTAAATCGTTTTGTTTGATTGGATTTAGCGTTGGTGTTAAATCTACGTTCTCCAATGTACCAGAAACTTCACCAAATAGTTTAAAACCTGTAATTTTGTAGTTTTGCTTACCACCATTTCTATTTTTAACAAATAACCAGTCATCTCCTCCCCATAATTTCATTTCAAATGGGATATTTAACCAACTATTCTTATGTATAAAGAAAGCACAAGCAAATCCACCATTTCTATGGGTTATGGGTTCTAAACCAAACTCATCGGATGGGTTATCAAAATTCTCCTCTGCCATACCTATCATTGCTATATCTTCGGTTATATGGGGTTCTAATGTAGATAAAATATCCCAATCAAACCATAAATCATCGTTTAATACTAATAATTTATTATATTTAGCCAATGATACACCTTTATTCCACGCTGGATTAATATAAGTGTTCTTTTCTTCTTTAATGTGATTTAGTTTCTTCAATTTTATTAAATCCACATCCATTTCTGAATTATCTATTAGAATAATCTCACCTACTAATGGGTGTTTATCTAATTCAGCAAGAGTTTCTTTAAATCTCTCACACTTCCACATTGTTAATGCTACAACTGAATACATATTTTTAGTTTTTCCAAAATGAGTAAATACCATTATCTATCTCATACGAATCCCAAACGAATTGTTCTCTTTTAGGTTGTTTTTGAGCCCACTCCCACATATCTTTCAATCCATCTTCTAATTCGGTTTTGTGTTCAAATCCTAATATATCAATTGATTTTTGCCAAGTTGGAATAGCATGTTTTACTTCGTGTCTACCTTCTTTGTATTCGATTGTACCATCACCGATTACTTTTTGTAATACTTTACAAGCATCGTTAATTGTCCATTCCTCTACACCACCTAAATTGATAATTTGATTCGATGCTTCTGGTAAGATAGCCGATTTCCATAGTGGTTCAATAATATCATCAATACAACTAAATGCTCTAGTTTGTTCTCCATCACCAAATATAGTCATTGGCAATCCGTTTAAGTGTTGGTACATCCAAATACCCAAAACATTTCTATACTTATCCCAAATGTTTTGATTTCTACCATAAACATTATGTGGGCGGATTATACACCAATCTAAACCATGTTGTTCTCCTGCAATTTGAATATCCATTTCACATCCATACTTTGCTACACCATACGGGTCAATCGGTGCTTGTTGTTGATTCTCATCAAATATTCCACCTTCACCATGTCCATATACTGCAAGAGTAGATGTAAATACCAATCTTTTAACATTGTACTTAATACAATTATTTACAATTTTAGCAGTTGCAACTAAATTGTTTTCATAGTTATATTTTCTGATAAATGGTGATAATCCTTCAGCCGCATAAGCTGCTAAATGGAACACATAATCAAACTTATATACCTCAAAACAATTTTCAATTGGGTGATTTACAATATCTTGATTCCAAAATGTTATTTTTGGATTAATATTCTCTTTATACCCACCACTCAAATCATCAATACCTACTACTTCTGCTTCTGGTACATTTTCTATGATGTAATCTGCTAATCTACTACCTAATAATCCAGCTACACCTGTAATTAATACTTTCATTATTTCCTCTTTAATATAGTTAAACCATTATTATTTGTATATCTTTCGTGTAATTCCCAATGTGGGTTTACTTCTAAAAACTCTTCGATTGCTTTCCACAATCCTTTACCTTCTTCTCTATCTTCTGCATTTGGGTCATTTGTATATATTTCACCAACAGATTCAAATAAGGTTGTATCGTGAAATCCAATATACTTTCTTGCTTTATCACCATGCAACTCTAACTCAATTTTTAACTGGTCATAGTGATGTAATGTATCTATGAATAAAAAATCAGTTTCCTCAATTGTTAAATTACGAGTATCTGCTCTTTCAAACTTAAAATCAATTCCATGCATTCCTGCCAATTCGTATGCAACATTAATACCGGGTGCATCTGCGTAATCGTAACAAATTAAAGTTTTTGGATTACCCATCATAAACGCAAATGTAGATACTACCCAACGGACTCCCATTTCGGTAATATGCTCGCATTCTTCTGCGTATTTTTTTAATGTTGGTAAGTGTTCGTTAATATCAGATGGAGTATGACAACGTTGGTTGTAAATTGCTTCTAGTGGAGACATGTTTAATTGTTAATTCGTTAATAAAAGGTAGGATAGCTAATTCTTTAGCTTTTGCTTCTACCATAACATCTACATCAATGTTGTAGGTATCTGGTAGATTTGTAATATAATCTGAATGTGCTTGTGGTTTTATTTTTGTATCGTTTTCGTGCAACGATTTACTTTCTGAATAATGTACAATTGGCTTAACACCTGATTTGTTCCAAGTAGATACTGCAAGAATAAGAGCTTGTTGTTCTGTTAAATCACCAGTACAGAATTGGTGGTGGTGATAATCGAATACAATTGGAATACCAATTTTGTGATGAATATACATTAAATCTTTTACGGAGTACATACTAGCCTTATCATCATTCTCCACAGTCAATCGTTTCCTTACACTGTCAGAGAGTTTCATAAAGTTCTCACAAAATCTATCCATTGCAGATAGTTTATCCCCGTACACCCCATTACAATGAATATTAATCTTATTGTAGGGTGATAATTCTAATCCTAATAAATCAAATACTTTACCATGTAGTTCTAAATCTATGAATGTATTTTGGACTACTTTTGGGTTTGGTGAAACTAATACATTGAATGGACCAGGGTGAGATGTAATGCGTAAACCATTTTGTTTGGCATAAATACCACAACCTTTAAGTATATTTGATATTTTTGTAAAATCTGGTAAATCTTCTAAATTATATTCACTACCCCACGGGAATATATCAGATGATATACGAAAAACTTTAATACCAGTCTTTACATTCCATTTAATAATCTCAAATAGGTCACGCACATTTTCTAATGCTAATTCGGAAGCATAAGCAATACCACGTTCGGTAAATGTTTTTTTAATCATACTACGATTGGTAGTAATACGAGGAATCTGTTCTCCTAATGTCAAATTGATACAAGCGTAACCTAAATTCATATTTTATAGTTTATAGTTTAACTAATCCTAAATATACAAATAATTTTTTACAATTCCTAATTATATTTCCCATTTATTTTCAGGACAACCAGTTTTTTCTGGTACAAATGATTTAGCTTTTAAAGCACATCCACATTTACCACAAAATTTAATCGTTGTAATACCTGCATCCATTTCTTTCATAAATTCACAACTATTACAAGTCTCTAAACGAATTGCAGCAATTCTAGATTGTTCCAATGTTGGGTCTACCATAACCGCGTAGGCATTGAATATTTCTTTTATTTTAGATAGGTTCATACTAATAACTTTTTTTTGTAAAATCTTCTTCTTTAAATTTATCTAATTGTTTTTGATTTCCATTATACATGCGCATCCAATACTTTATAGCGTGTCTATCGTTTATCCATAGTGTTTTATTATCCCAATCAAAATCTGGTTGAGTATAGTATGGTGCTTTTGATGTAATTGAGACAGTTTCGTTTGTATTTTCAAATGTATCTATGGTGTTTTCTACCAATTCTTCGTTTTTTTCTTCGTCACCATAAATTTTATAGTTTTTATCCATTTGGTCAGTATCCTCTTCGATAGATATACCAATTGTTGGTTCTTCAAATATTTTTTTAGGTTTTTTCTTTCTGTCTTCTTGCAAAGCAGTGTTAAATGCAATGATAAGTGTTACTGCCATTGGGTCAAACACAAAAATTAGTAAAAATATAAAGAATTTTACAACTGAATTGATTGGTAAATCAAATGCTTCAGCAATAAACTTAAATCCACCGATTTCTCGCTCTAAATCTAGGTTATTATTCTTAATTTCGTTGATTTTTATGTTCCAAACTGCTATTGAGTCATTTAAAACACCCATTTTAGTGGATAATTTATTGATTTGTCTATCTCTGTTGTCAATTGAACGGATTAATCTATTGTTTACCTTACCACTACCTAACAAAGTACCTGAATTTTGTTGTAGATTACCCATTTGTGAGTTAAGTTGCCCAATTTGTTGCTCATTTTGGGTAATTTTACTTTGAAATACACCTATCTCTCTACTAACCACATCACTTTTTAAAGAGGTTGATTGGTATGCGTTGGATAAAAACCCAAAAATACCAGCAGATGTAATTACCACCAATGTAAGAACACAGGAAACTAGATAAAATCGTAATAATTTATTAGTAGTATGCCAATATTGATGTAGGTAGGACGCAGAAACGAGTTTAGCAATCTCTAATGATGTTCCCATCACCATAACTGCTAAACTTGCTCCGCTAAATAATAATGCCAACCCTGTTACTGAAAAGAAAGCTGCGCATCCAGCTACTGCTAATGCGGCTAATCCAACTAATAAAGTAAATGGTTTCATTTTTTCTTAATAGGGATTTTCGTTGTGTTCCAAATCTACTAGCTCTCTAATTTTTTGAGAGGTATAACCGATTTCTTCAATTAACTTAACTGCATCGTTTTGGGTAGCTTGTGTAGCACCCTTTGCGATTTTCATTAAGTAATCCGTACGAACGTCCACTTTTGTGAGTAATTCTCTTACTTGGTCTCTGTATTTCATAAAACATTATTTATTATAAGTATAAGAAAAAATAAAAGGGTAGAAAATCTACCCTTCTAAATACAAATATACGAAACAAATTTTACTTTAACAACTTTATTGGTAGTTTTTTTGTTAATGTATCCTCTTTCTTTGGAATAACAATTAAAAGGACACCATTTTTGATTGAGCATTCTGCTTTTTCTAAAGCGTAATCTTTGTTGATTGTAATTGTATCATCAATCTCTTTAATTAATTTAGATTGGATACTCTCAACATCTTCTTTTTTAGCCTTTACTTTTAAAATGTTGTTATTGGCTTCTACTGTAACATCTTCTTGTCCATATCCTAATACTGAATATGCAATCTCTAATTGTACATCATCTTTTGACTGATATACAGCGTTTTGTGATAAACGAACTGCCGAAGATTTATCGGTTGTTGGTGTGTTTTGTAATCTACTGATTTCTTGTAATAATTCAAACATATTATTTTTATTTAGGTTAAACAAATAAATTATACCATAGTATTATCAATTGCTATACCATATACTAAACTATGACACATTGTCACATATACTGACATTAAAATGTACCTACCTTAAATTCAAATGGTTGGTTCTCTCTTCGTTTTAATTCGCATTGTTCAGCAATTGTACTCATATGGTCTGCCCAATGTAGAATATAACCAATGCTGGACCTTAACTTGTCATCTGGCGAATATGTCTTTAAATACTTCTGATTATCTTCATCATACATACCATCAGTTAATTTAATTCCTAAATATTCTTTCTCTGTAACTTTGATACCATACGATTGTAAAGTAAAAATAGTTCTATCGGCAAAAGCCATAAATGAATTAGCTTTATTGCGTTTATATAACTCACCTCTGTTTTCAATGTGCCACTTACTATCATTTGGAATATAATGCAATTCTTCCTTTGTACCCAACTTACCCAAATCGTGATGTAAGGCAGAGAATATTAATTCTTCATCTGTAAAATCTATTTCACCTCCCATAGAAGCAAATAATTCTTTTACTTTAAGACAGTTTTTTGTTACATTAAAAATATGGTCAATATATCCACCATCATAAGAATTGTGATAGCCTTTATTTCCACTTGCAGGAGCAACCATTAGATTTCCACCCAATTCATCTTCCGAATACATAAACAATAACTTCTCAAGTCTTTCGCCTGTAAAGTATTTGTTAATAATAGCAATAAATCTTTCGTAATTTTTCTGTAACTCTTCGTCTGTTTTTTTCATATTATTTTTTTCTTGTAACTAATTCTTGTTGTGTAACTATCTTATATAATAACTCTACATCTTCTTCTGTTTCTAATAATGGTAATTCACCATAATCAAATACTGAAATTTTAAATTCACCTTTCTTCAAACCAATAATATTACATTCATCGCTAGCTGTACTTAACAAAGCTGGTCTAGATGAAGCATCATTGTCCCAATCGTTTGGTAAAGGAATTATATAGTAATGGTATGTACTACCATCTTCTTCGTTTTCTTCTTCGTATTTAATAGCACTCCATTTTTTAAAAGAAGAATCTGTAATAGGTGTTTTAGGGAATGTAAGCATGTGTATAATGAATCATTTTTAATTTAACTCAAAGTTACGAAAAAATGGTCACATTAACAAATTATTTATAACTTTTATTTTGATGTAGCTACTAATGTAGGTTCAGTTTGTTTTTTTGTTCTTTTTCTTTTAGGTTTAACTACTAATAATTCTTTTACTTTCATATCAGCAATTAAATTCATAATTTCAGCGCAAGTTTCATACTCTTCCGTTGATTCGTAGTATTCAATCAGTTTTTCTAAAAACAAAGGGAAATCTTTTGATTGTATTGTTGCGTAGATTTTTGTTTCTTGAAATCGTAGAATAGCAACTTCTTTCAGTTCTTTATCTATTGCAAATTGTATTGTATCGTATAGCCAGGGAAATATAGTAGTTTTATTTTCGGAAATATATTCCTTAATGGACTCCGAAGCATCCTTTCCAAAATAGTCTTTCCAATCTACCTTAACATACATATCCGTAATTTTTAATAAGTTCCTTACGTCCATATTATCTATAAATATAATGAGTTAAATTAAAACTTTAAAAAATCTGCGTTTATTTGTTTTATACTTGATGGTGTTGTTTTAATTGAATTTATAGTTGGAACATTTGGAGCTGCCGGTAATTTTGGTAATGTTGGCAATGAAGCATTTGGTATTGTGGGTAATCCACTTCCAAATGATGTATTTATTTTTTTTATATTAGTAGGCGGTAACATTATAGAACTTTGGTATTTAGAAACCAATGATTTTTGCGTTGAAAATAAACCCTTTACATCATCAAGCTTATCCGTTGCTTCTCCTTTAATACCACCAATTGCGTTTGCTTGTTCTAATTGTTTAGCAGCATTTTGTTTTTTTAATTGTGCCAACTTATCTAATGTACCTTTTACTAATGGTGCTACAAGTGGAATGCCACTCATAATCATTCCTAATACCTTTGGTGCGTTTGATATAATTGTATCTTTTACAATATTGGTTTTATATATTGAGTTAATTTCTGTAAGACTACTGCCTGCAAAATCTTTTACAAAATCGTTTAATTGTGAAATATTTAAGCCAGTGGTTGTTTCTAATTTAATGTTTGATTTACTATTTAATATACCTTCCTTAAATTTACCAGTCGAATCAAAGTAATTACTAGTGTATGCAAACTTACCTTTAATACGATTTGATTTATAATTTCTTTCTTTAACTATTGTTTCATCCACTAATTTTACATTTTTATCAACAAATATAATATCGTTTTGCTCATCAAATAAAAAAAGAATTTGTTTTAATATATCTTCATCTACTGGTTGACCATTTGTACTAAAGCCGGCATAGTTGTCAACTGAATCAACACCTGCTTGTGATAGTTTGGATAAACCATCTGTTGCCTTTTCAAACTTTGTTTTTAAGTATGTAATTAACTTATTACCAGTATCTGTAAAATCTAATTTAATAATCGTAATATCTTTTATAACATAATATGGGTTATTCTCATAATAAGCAAAATCTAAATCTTTATAGATGTGTTGAGGTATATAAATTGTCTGTGGATTATCCCCACCAACTATTTGTATAGCAAAGTTTACATTCTTTTTAGGAGATACAAACACCTTATAGTTAAGTTGTTCTTTCGGGTCTTTTGTAGGAAGATAAATAAAATTCTCCTTAAAATTACCCTGCAACTCTACCGTCTCACTATCTTCGGTCAAATAGTAACCATACGTGTTTGATACATTTTTCATTATTACCTACCTTGTCCTCTATACTTCTTTGGTTTCTCTTCGTATTTGCTATACGATTTCTTTGCCTTACCCTTTGTTCTTTTGCCGAAAGTTATTTTTTTTGTACTAGTTCCAGCACCTGCTTTAGCTTTTGCCATAGTCTTAATTATTATAAGTTTATTTCCTATAAATATCTATGACACAAAAAAAGTAGTAGATAAAATCCACTACTTTTCTATAATCGAGTTAAACATAAAATCTTTTGTACGGGAGGTTGGTGGGGTGTTTGGTTTTGTTTCTTTGGGAGTAACTATGGACCAAATATTTGTATCCCCCACCAACATCGTACTATATCGTAACCTTAATTTTTATAAGTCAAAGATACGAAAATTTATTCACTAATCAAAATCTTTTAAGGTTTTTTTATAAAATTGTATTATATAAAGAACTATCGGTAAATATTGTAGAAATCGTTGTATTATTCTTTGTTTGGTACGGAAATGTTATATTTATATACAAATAATACAAAATATAAATTTATAAAAACAATGCAATTACTTTTAATTCTTATCTTATGTGCTAGTTTACTAGGTGGTATTCTAACTAAAATATCTACAAACAATAATCCTTCTAAATTTCGTTCTCACACAAAAAATTTGGACCAAAATAAAATTTGGCCAAACTAAATTATTGTATATATTGCGATAATAAACGATACGAATATTCTAACATATACTCTTCAAAATCTTTTTGATTGGCAAAATCAACCGATTCGGTTTTAATGTAATCGGTACAGAAAGAAGCCAGACCAGCCGGCTCCTCTTCTATATCTTTTTGCAAATCTACAATTGCATCTCTGTATCCAAACTCATAACCGGAATTATAAAGTTCTAATAATTCTACTGCGTTATTAGACGGAGTGTGAGAGTTTTGTATATTCATATAAGTTGTAAAAAAGATTTCTAAATGCAGTACCTTTTGATTCTGCCAATTCAAACTCTTCGTACTTTTCTAATGGAACTTGCTTATAAATATAAGATGTATTGTGCTTAAAGTGTACTGTCAATAATCTTGTCTCCGTATCATAACTGCAAGAATGAATTGTACTACTTTGTTCTGCTGAATTAAATTCTCTAATCATTTTCTTTTTTGTTTTTAGGTTTGTAAAATATTTCCATAAAGGTGGTTACTAATAAAATTAATATAAAAGGTGTCCATAAAGGAGCAAACACTACTATCCAAGGTATATCTATATACCACATAACTCGCATTATCAATAAAATCATAAATGCACCAAGCAATAATGTTACTATTATACCCCCATCATCATTTGATTTATTATCCATTATACAAAAATTAGTTCAGGTACATAATCTTCTCCAAATTCTTTTTTCAAATCTTTACTTACGCCAGATGGTTTTCCACTACGAATAGCTTTATCAAACTGAATTTGTAAGAATTGTTGGGTAGAGTATTTATTTGCCAATTCAAATGATACAAATGATTTTAAACGATTTTCTTTTTTATCAACCACATCATAGATTGTTCCTAATGTAGTAGATGGTCGTTCAATAATAGTAAATGGGTTTTTCTTTAAGTGAGCCATTATATTAGGGGTTAAGGTTAAAATGAACGACGTCCTCCGCCCATTTGTGAAAAGATTGATTCTGCTGATGTTTTACCAAGTGGCTCCCATTTTTTTTCAAGCCTAACTCTATTGAGTTCTTCATAGCGATTGCCATAAATACCTGCTGCTTCTCTTCGTAAGGCAGTAATTCTCTTTTGAACTGTTTGTTCTCTGTTACTCATTTTTTTATGTTTAAATTGTTTAATTTTTACTACTCTATAAAGATAAGTAAAATAATTTATATATCCTATTTTTTTTTTAAATTATTTTTAACGAGGTTTTTGCGGTATTGGGTTGTAATACTGACGTGGTTGTGGGTGATAGTTTGGTATATATTGCCTTCTATACAACTGAATGCGTGGATGGATGTACAATCCATTACGATACATTCTGCGTTCCATATAAGTTCTATGGCGAGGTATAACCAAACAAGAATCTAATAGTAGTACACCGACTACCATTAGAAATCCTAGTTTTATATTTTTCATTTTATATAAAGGAATTGCACGTTTTTTGAAATCTCATAATTAGTTTCAATTGCCTTTGCTCTATTTACAATATCTAAAGCAGCTTCTCGCGTTGGATAAATATTATCAGTCAAATATACCCATTCTTTAAATAACTTTCCGTTTCTACGCAAAGCCATTGGGTAATAGTAAGTAACACCATCAAGTGTTTTGATTTCAATTCTATACTTTTCCCTTGCCATAGTTTGATATGACGTGAATAGTGGTAGTAATACTACACATACTGCGATAATTTTAAACTGCTTCATGCTTTTAAGTTTTAAGTTTTATGTTTATTTAATTTTAAAATACCCTCCAAATCCAAAGTATGGTGTTGGTGATGCTACTCCTTCGTGGACAGTTGTACCAATTGAAATCTGGAATATATTATCACTCAATCCTTTACGCAATACCGATGCACCAAAGGATAAGAAAGGTTGTTTTACATTAGATGTAAAGTTTGGACCAATGTACCATTGTACTGTCTTTGGACGATAAATTTCTACAATCTTTTCTTTAACTTTGGGTTTTACATCTGCTAACCATTTTCTACTAACCAATCGGTTGTGTGAAATAGTGTCTGTAATTTGAATTGTTCCTACACCATCTTCCAATGTGATTGTTTCTTTGTGAACATTCTTTGGATAATATTGTTGTAAGATTGCCGTAGTATCTAACGCAGTTGCCTTTGTTGGAATTTCCACTAACTTGTATTCAATTTGTGGAACTTTTACAACTTTTGTTTTTGTAATTGTTCTTGTCTTTGGTACAAGTTTAGTTTGAGTTACATTGATGGGTTGGATTATGTTGTACGTCTTTGTACCTATAATCTTACCATCTTTGTACGATTTAACACGCAATACTTTTGCGGTTTGTGCAGTTACTAACATAGAAGATAGCAACAAAGCACTCATTACTAATAGTTTTTTCATTTTTTATTTATTTTATTTATCGATAATTCTCAACAATCTCGTGATGGTCTTTCGGCATCATACTTTTAATCGGTTGGTTTTTCATAAGAGTTAATACATCATTTAGTATAATAGGTGCTAACCCATTACCATCTACACCCACATCCATCATCTTACCTGGTCCAATTCTTTGTTGTTTAGGTAAATGAACGTGACCATGCAAATGTATAACTCCTTTTGCCAAATTATCCCAACTTGCAATTGGAAAGTGCATTAACATAAACTTTGCTTCATCTTGTATTGGAGTTCCAACATTCCATTTTACAACCAAATCCAACATATTATGTACGGATGAAAATATTTCTTGCACATCATCTTTGTTTCTAGCAATGTGTTGGTCGTGGTTTCCTAAAATAAGGTGAATGTTTTTACACACCAATCTATCTCTAAACTGACGGATACTATCAAATCCACCAAAACTCCAATCACCCAAATGAAACAAAATATCATCTTGCCCAACGGATGCGTTTATACCCGCGACTAACCTATCATTCATCGTATCTAATGAATTGAATGTACGAAAATTATTACCACTTTCCTTATTCCAAGTAGTAGTGGCAGAGCAGATGTTTGCGTGGTTAAAGTGAGTATCACTAGTAAACCATAATTTCTGTCCTTTGTTTAACGTAATTTTCATAACTTAAATATAAGTAAAATAAATGATATATCCTAATTATTTCTATCTTTTTTTTAATCAAAAAATTCTACAATAATTCCTGCTTCCTTAAACATTTGATTAGAGCGTTCTGCTGACTCTTGCCACTTTGGACTCATAGCACCTTTACCACTCCGTAGTATAATCTTCTCTACACCTGCTGATATAATTGCTCTTGCACAATCTGCGCAACTAATACCACATGTCATATACATAGTAGTACCTAATGTTGATACACCGATGCGAGCTGCGTTATAAATACAATTTCGTTCTGCGTGTTCAAACCAAAAGTATTTCTCTGGCTTCTCTTGTCGTTCTACAACACCATCGTTGATACCACGAGGAAATGAGTTATAGCCAGTAGATACAATCTCATTGTTTTTACCAACTAATACTACACCAATCTTTGTATTATTATCTTTTGATTTCAACTTTACCTGTTCGGCTATGTTGATAAAATATTCATCCCAATTCATTATCCTATAACTTCTCTTATATAACTTCTTATAAATAAATAAAGTAAATCGTATTGTTTAATTACTGCTAATGGTATTACAGTATCTTTATCAATATTGGCAGATGGTTTTCCGTTCTCCCACAAAGTAGTAATGAATCTACAAACATCCACATCTCTACCCCTTTCATCTGTATAGTTTTCTATTTGACGCGTCAATTGAAAGTAACCGGAATATTTCGTACCGCTTGTATTGTTTGAGTAACTAAATGCAAATGAATACTGCTCATCGGCAGTTGCCATATTACCTATACTAAACTCAAACAACTCACTATTACTACCGGGTTGGTTTTCACCAATTAGTAAATGAATATTTTCTATATTTATTCGTTTCATATGTCTAACTATCAAATTGTAATATACAACAAATATTTTACTTTTCCAAATTTATTCCCCATTATTTCGAAATGGTTTCTGATGCATTGGTTTAATCATATTCCATATTATATAATCATATGCCTTTTTATCCCAAATCTTAAACATTACCGCAGCTAATTCTACTGGAAATTGTTTAACATATTCAGCAAAATCCTTTTTAGTTGGTTCTACTTCTTTATCATTATACTTGCCATAACGGAAACCATCGTGGTATTTACCTGCTCTTTCATCTATTGAGTGAAAACTATATCGTAAGTTCATAGCAGTTCGTTTAACCCAATCATCGAACTCATCGGGTACTCTTTCCAAAAATGGTCCTAAATCTTCTCCGTTCTTTAATAACTCCCAAATATCTTTGGTAGAAAAGTTGGTAAGGATTCTATGTAATCTTACATACTCCGTTCCTTTTATCTTCATTCGCATACCATTTGAAAAACGGATTACATATCCTTCTTTATCTTTGGATATTTCTTCTTTAAGTAAATCGTATCCTTCTCCCCAAGTCTTATACCTCATCACAACTTCCCATCCTTCATTCACCATCTCATCAACCTCAACCTCTTTGCCAGTTTCGTTATTGTAAGCACCCAATACAACCAACTTCTCCTCATCACCATAATCTACAACGATACGATTTTCAGGATAAATGATTTCAACTAAATAAGTATAGCCGGGTATTAAAGCAGATTTGTTTAATTTATCCAACATCTCCTTGCCTTTGATAGCTTGCTCTGATGTGAACGAACCACGAGTTGCTATTAACCAATCACCTTCGTAATGGAATATGATACCCAACGAACCATCCATCTTCTCATATACCTCAAAGTTTTCATTTGGAATATCTTCTGGTTTGTGTTCTTCGTAGTTAAAGAACTTTGGGAAAGGTTTGGCAATAACATTACCTTCTAAATCTAAAACCAATCCCCTACAATTCAAAGTAATATCATCCCACATACTATCATATTGTGTGGTGCGGGAATAATTATATATAGACAAAGGTAATGTAGGGTGATTTTGTTTAACCACCAATCCCTTATCTATATACTCCTCTAAAACTTCTAAATTGTATTTCATAATTTTATACTGAAACGATTCCGCATTTTATTCATTGTACTGATATTAATGTCGTGGATACTCTCACTACCATGTCTATTTTCAACAATCACCGATGTTACTTTGTAACCATATTGTTTTGCTAACTCATAGTAAGTTTCCATTTCCCACTCTTGTGTAAATGTGTTGGATACTATTACCTTTGGTTTTTCTCTTACCATAAAAGATTCGCATTGTTCTTTACACCATTTGTGTGCTTTTTCGATGCGAATTACATCAAACTTATACTCACCACCTTCCATAAAAAACATATCTGCCTCACAACGGAAACCACCAATCACTTCTGCGAATGTTGATTTTCCACTGCCCGGCAATCCCCTTAATAAGATTAACTCTTTCATCCTTATTTAATTTTCTTATAATTAAGAATTGTCTCACTCAACTCTTCATAACTCATTTCCAAATATTTTGGAATACCCTTTGCCTTTGCAATAAATCTTAACTCGTGCAAAAACAATTTACCCGTTTTGATAAATGATTTAGCTGGAGCCTCATCGTACTGAAATTCATTTGGATGTATCATATATGTTTGTTTTAGTGAATAACAAAGGTAAGCAAAAAAATCCACATTTCCTAATTATTATAGTTTAATTTATAACGAGGATGGGGTACTACAAATTGTTCTATAATATCACCGATTCGAAGCATAAAGTTACCAGCGGGTTTCCTCAACCAATTACGCGTAACCCAATGTTCGTATATAACATATCCATTCTTATTTAGAAATTGCAGTTTATAGGTATAATCCGTATTATCACCACTCATCTCTTCATCTACTTTTCTATGTAGTCTTATTTCTAAAAATTGTTTACCTTTATCCTTATCTAAATATATGGAATAATAATCTTCTACTAAATCATTAGCATCAACAATGCGCCATTCATTAAAATTGGCGTTCTCACTAATTTCAGCCAACCTATGCATAAAGTTATGTATAGTTAGCATTACAGATTTTGGATTTCTTTTAGTAATTCAGTAACATCAACTTCGGTCAAATAACCATGCACATCCCCATTGGCAACCGAATTATCGTAATGGATTTCTCCATCGGCATCCAATACTGCCAACTCATACAACCCATCCTTACCTCCGTATGTATGTTCGTGTCTTATCACACTTGCACCAAATCCGTTCTCAAACATAATACGACATTGAATACCTCTATAATCGGGTAAATCCTTAAACTCTAAATCTTTAAATTCTTTCATAATGTGTGTTTATTGTTTTTAATTCTAAATATAATTTCTTTAATAACCCATCCGGGAAATACGATTAGCCATATCAACATAATAGATGATAGCAATAGTAAATTGTGTAAAAATCCTTTCATATACATTTAAAGTTATGACATCACTCGCGCGGTGTCGGTTTACGATTTTTTTGATAAGTTAGTTATTCTTCAATTGGTAATCTAATGTATCTACTACGGATTGTATAAACGAATCCTTATTCTTTAATCCATTGGCACTTATCCCACCACTATCAAACTTCTTTTGATTTAAGTAAATTATATATCTATATTGGTTCTTATAATCCTTATCCCACTCTCTACCAATAAGTATCTTACCTATGTTATTCCCTCCCAGCTCGAATCCAATCGAATAGTATTCCGGTCCAATGGTATTCAAACCATCATCGTATAAATAGATACCTTCACTAACAAGGTTAATTATCCACCCATTGCATTGTGTTCCTTCTAATGACCTAATGTTCTTTATTGTCAACATCTTTTTTGGTTTTACCATTCTATCATCAAATATACTCATATCGCATACACCACACCAATCGGTAACATCGTAATCAATTGGGTTATTACATCTTATACAATTATGGATTGTTGGCATATTACAATGGGTAGCTTATATGTTTTACTATTTGATTTGTCATCCAAGTATAAAAACTAATTCTATCCTTTAGGTGAGTATGTGTACCCACCGATGTAGCGTATATTAACGAATCACCACCAACTCCTCCACTATCGTAAATCTCAAAATTGTATATAGATGTTGTACCTTCTATTGGTTCTCTTTCTAAATAACATTTGAAACGGTGTGGTTCATCATTGTAACTCCAATGGAATGAATAATATGGGTTAAGGAGTATGGATGCAGTTTTTCCTCTATTACACAAACCAGCATCTACCAATTTGAATGCACCTATTTGGATTCTATTATCTGCTTCCGCACCTTTTCGGGGGTTTTTAATTGTTAGCATGCCTTATTCAAATTCAAAGTATTTGTGTAAATCTTCTATTTTAGCTATCATCCAACTATTGAATGCTCCAAAGGATAAGAATTGGGATGTACGGACAAAATCAAAAGCTGGGAGAGTTGTGTGGAAATTATTACCATCACCGGTCTTTGCTATATACACCCCATACCATTGCTTTTCCCAATTGAACTCCATACGGATTACATTTGCACTTTTGTTTTGAGGGTATATCCATAATTGGTCATCAGCTCCATCGGAGTCTCCTAACTCGTACTTCATACCACCAACGGTTAGTTTGTGACCTTTAATCTTTTGAGCGAAATTTTGTGGTGCTTTCATATGTTTATTATTTACGATTTAACTTACTAATTCTATGCCATCTTTTGATGAACCAAAAAAGGTGTACCATACACACCATAACATTGACGATGATAGTAGGGTTGTTTTGAATTAAAAAACCATACCACACCCAAACTAAACAAGCAAAGAGATTGACCATCCTAACCAACTTTTGTTTGGAAAAGGCAAAGGATAGAACGGACATCCCCATAGCAAAATAACCAACTAATTCTAACATATTCATATCTTATGCAATTTCTTCTAATTTACCATTATAAAATTGAACACCAATTGCGTAGTTAGGTAGGTACACATTATAGTCCCCGTCGTTAAGATTAGTTAAAGTAACATCCAACCATTCAACAAATACTTTATTCTCATCACACCACTTATCAAACTCAACCGCAGTGTGGGTTTTAGCAAACTCTTTAATTTGGTTTATCGTAATCATAATAGTAGGGGTTTAAATATCTAAAAATTTATCATTTCCACTAACTGCCCAATGATACGGATGATTAACATCATTCATCGCAATGTAAATCAACTCCATCTCCAAATCATATTCGTCATAATATTTGGGATTTCCATCAATAGCGATGGCCAGTTGGTCATCCGTAGGGAACACACCCGTTTTGTTAAAGTTTTGAGTTAATTGTTCTACATTCATAGTATAGGGGTTAAGAGGATTAAAGTTTATATCTTAAAATGTTGTCATACTCAAAGGCAGTTGCGAAGACGGCAAAAGCACCAATCTTACTCGCCCACTTCTTTGCTTCTTTGTGAGAAGAGAATGGTTTGAAATCAACTATCGTTGATTCAACAGTAATAGTGTTGAACCCACCTCTAACAATAAAGTAGTGGGGGTTGTTGGGGTTTCCTAAAAGGGATTTATCAAATGTCATAATCTTTATATGTTTAACGGATGTTTAGTAAAGGTAAGCAAAAAATGTCACATTTCCTAATTTCTAGTGAATTATTTTTAACAACCAACTCTGGCTTCAGCAGCCCAATCTTCATTAACTAAATACCAATACTTCTCTCTCATATAGATAATATCATAACCACCACCATTCTCATCCACACTAACAATGCCTTTCTTAACTAAAGAACCTAACACACCACGAAGGACCTTTGTAGGGATTTCTAACTCCTTACTCAAATCGTTTACATCTACATCGGAAAAGCCAGGTTCGGCATACAAACCACCAATAAAGGCAGTTAAGGTTTTCGATTCTAATTCGGTCAAATTAATGTCAATAAATGGGTTCATAATAAGTGGGGGTTTAAAGTTTAGTATTAAAATGTTTCTCAATAGTTCGTAAAGCTCTGTAAATGTGAGCATCGGCGTTGGAAGCAACCTTAATCGGCTCAACCTTATCCCAATAGTGTTGGGTACAAGTCCCATCTGCATTCTCAACAATAGAACCATACTCAACCCAATCAACCTTTTGGTACATAAGAGCATTAGAGATAAACTCATCACACTCAAGTCCTAATAGTAAATCATTTAAATCGTTCATAGTAAGGGGGGGTTAAAGAGAGGAGGTCCGTCCCTCACTCCCATATAATAAAGGTACAAAGAATAATTCATATATCCTAATTTTAGACCAACTATTTTTTCTTTTTTTCTATTTTTTTTATACTCTCTTTATAGACCTTTAAAACGTCATACCCCAAAACCTTATGACCTTACGGGACCCGATAGCAACAATAGTACCCGATTGCAGAGAGCAGTATTTTTTTGACCTATGTAGGTATTAAACTATATTAATATAGGTTAGACCTAAAATATGACCTCGCAATGACAGTGTACCCGCCCCCGACCAAAACAAAAAGTAAAAAAGGGTCTTACAGACAATGGAGAGCCACTGCCCACGCACTGCCCCTCGCGCATCTAGTTAGATAGTTATCTAATTATTAAAAGGCTTACGGACGGGTCTTTCATAGGCCTTTAGGGCTTGAGTAGCTGTGTACTGATGTTGACGAGCTGAACGTAGGGTTATCTCACATTGTTCTGCTAACTGCATGTTCTTTGTAGATTGGGCTTGTAGATACATTACTATTAGGTCTTGTATATCTGTCTCTAATGCAGATAATCTACGTTGAAAAAAGTTTAGGTTTTGTTGGTATGTACTCATAGTGTGTTTTATGTTTAACTAAATTATTTTTACCTTTGTCCGCGAGTGTCTTAAACTTATAGAGCTGAAACTGCTTTGGCGATGGTTGCCTCTGTGTAAGAGTAGCCTCTTAATTTCTCGATAGATTTCTCTAAACTTAATACGCCCCAATGGTACTCACCAGCCATAGCACCTTTTAAGAAACGTAATGCCTCTGGCCAAGTACCATAGGGTGCTTTACCATTGAATGAAACATATTTTGCATTGAACTCTAATTCAGTTCCGTTATCAGTCTTGCCATTCTCTGCGTACTCATAGCAATCATGCATACCATCGTAGTGACCACCTTTGAACATATCACAGAACGAAGCAATATCTTTATACACAGCACTACCCCAAACTAATTCGTCACCATCGGTATGGCAAGCGTAAAGGTCAGAAGAACATCCATTGGCAAACGTAGAAGATTTACCCCAAGCCAATAGGTGGGAATGTTTGGCTTTTATATATTGCTTAAACATCAGAGGAACTTCTTTACGTCCAATAGAAATAATTGGATTAGCTAGAGGTGTACCTGAATAAGAATGAGTACGAAGGCAATTTGATGGTAACTCAAATGTCATACCTAATAAGTTGAATTTAACGGTCTTTTTCATATTTTTATTTTTTATGTTTAACTCCTAAAATACCTCTCTCTCGAAGTACATAGTAAAGGTAATATATTATGTGGACAATTCCTAATTATTTTAATGACAATGTGTCTCATTTATACTGACGATGTGTCATACAAAAAAACCCCTCTAGCAAAGCCAAAAGGGTTTCTAATAATATGTGCAATAATCAACTAAAAAACAAGTAATCAGGACAGGAATCGAACCTGTAATTCCGGACCCCTGAACGGGGTTGCGTCTACCATTCCGCCACCTGATTGTTTACTAAAGGTAAGCAATTTATTTCAAATATGCAAATATTTCACCAATTATTTTTCATTTATTTTGTATTATTTTTATATTCAGACGCCGGAGGCGTGCGTGAGGTGGACCCGCTATACTTGCAGTATGATTAGAATTAGTCTATGCGAGATAGAAGTTTTTGTTAGCAGTTTACAATTGTATTATTTTAAGATTTGGTATTTAGTTAAATAACTAATTAGTTAATCCCCTAATTAACGTCTGTTACACTCTTGGGGGGTGTGAGAGTATTGCAAAATAAGTCCCATATAATTTTTTTATTCGGACAAATGGACGTATACTCAATACACGTAATACTGCTTACAGATTTTGTTT